GATACTCTAAAGGTACCGATACAATTCCAGCAATGCTTACCCCTGGAGAATTTGTTGTTCGTAAAAATGCCGTTGATTCTTTTGGGGTAAATAGTCTTAATAAAATAAATGATGGCTCATACGGAGGATCTTCAGTGTATAATTATAATCTAAACGTTAATGTTAAATCTGATGCAAATCCAAATGATATTGCAAGAACGGTTATGACACAGATTAAACAAATTGACAATCAAAGAATTAGAACTCAAAGAGGGGCATAATGGCAACCGCAGCATATATTTCGGGTAGAAAGAGATATCAGAGACCACAGGGCATCCTTTGGTCAGAGAATGCTGGAACTCTTGTAAACGGTCTTTACGTGCCAACTGGACAAGAAATAGGAGCAGATCCAGCCCTTACCTCTGGTGGTGTTGACCAATTTTTAATATTGTCAGATCATAATAGAGCAGAAATGTCATTTAACTCAGAACGAATTGAAAAACGAGAAAGAACTATCAATGGTAGGATGAGGTCTTATCATATTGCAGATAAACTTACAATGAATGTATCTTGGAGTAATTTACCATCCCGTGGATATTCTGAGTTAGCAGACTTTAGTTCAACTGGCTCTTCACCAAGTAAAAATACAACTGGAGAGTTTACTTCAGATGGTGGAGCAGGCGGAGTAGAAGTATTAGATTGGTATGAAAACCATCAAGGTCCATTCTGGATGTTTTTGGCTTATGATAAATATAAAAACTTTGGAACAGATAATTCATCATTTAATAACTTAGGAAAATATAATCAAATTATTCAAGTTTATTTTGCTGATTTTAACTATAGCGTAGTAAAACGTGGTGGGACAAACCATGATCTTTGGAATATTTCGGTAACGCTGGAAGAGGTCTAAATTGTTTGTTGACGAAGCATTAAAGACCCACTTTGAAACCTCTGCAACAATAAAACTTCAATCATTAGTTCTGGCTGAATGGAATATGAACATGCCAGATAATATTTTTTATGTTGGTAATTATAGATATAGACCAACTGATACAGACCCTAAGTTTAAAACTCTTCCAATTTATTTTGACCAATTAGATGTTGGCGACTACTACACAGATGCAACAGACTCTGAAGTATCTATAGATGGCGGGGTAGATGACGAAGACTCCCCACAATTATTTACATCGATAGAACAAAAGAGAAAACTACTATACTCATTAGAAGATTGTTTAAAGCCATTTAGACCAAGATCTGGAATTAACAAGCCATTATTTTTTAGATCTAACAAGCAGTATCTGGCAAATTCTGGAGCATCCTTAGCCCAAAGACCAAGATACTATATGTCATCTAGATATGATCAATTTAAATACTGGAACTCATATAGAAAAGAAGAAGGTTTGGAAAGAGGTATTGCAAAAGTATCAGGTGGTCAGTATTACATTGATGATGCAGTACCGTTTGTAGTATACAAAGAACAAGTTCCTGCAAATAGAATTGTTATAAAAATGCAAACAAATGTAGGGGATGTTGACTTAGCCCCATTTACAAATTTTTCTTCAACATTTGCAGACCCCCTTTATGGAGATATAAATAAGACAACACCAAAAAGATGGAAAATTCAATACCTTAAAAATAACAATTGGGTAGATGCTTACTCGTTTAACGAAAATTCTACTAGACTAGATGGAACCCCAATCATTAAATCAGATGGATATATAGAGTTAGAATATGGGTTAATTATTCCAGATAGGTATAAGGATAACTTTGTTTTTGCAGAAACATATTCATCTGAAACATTACTTCCAGAATCATCTATAGATGGATATGCGTATTTTGTTTTAGAAAATGAACTTAGTATTGGGGCATTTTTTGTTTGGAGTGATGAGATTTCTGATTATGAAACATTTGCACCAGAGTATGGTTGGACATTAGGATCTGAATCTCTTAATGCAAGAACTAGTTTTGTTAAAGATTTTGTTTCACCTTCTTCTTTTGTAAACCCTAACACTAGTGAAACAAGATATAGGGAGTTTGAGTATATTAAAGGAATTAGAGTTGTTGCAGAAACAATGAACAAGGATGGCACAACATTTGATTTAATTGAAATGTCTCCTAGACTTGTTGCTGACATATCTGATAGTGTTATTGAGTATACTGTTCGTAAATCACTTTCTGATCTTGGAAATACTTCTTTGCCAGTTGGTCAACTATTAGCATCTACTGGAACAATTTCAATATTCGATACAGATCAAGCATTTAATGCAAATAATACAGATAGCATTATTGCTAAATATTTAAGAAAAAATATAAAATTTAATTTTTATGAGCAAATTGCTGATGTAGGTGGGGTTGAATATTATGATTTTGTACCAATTAAAACCTTATACTCTGAAGGAATTCCACAATCAGATGTCACTGCTGCTACCCTTTCTTTAGAACTAAGAGACTTTTATTTCTTTTTAGAATCTATGCCTGCTCCAAGAATGCTTGTTACTGAGGTTTCTTTAAGTTATGCAATTTCATTATTACTAGACTATATAGGTTTTGCAAATTATTCTTTTAAAAGAATTGACGGAGAAAGTGATCCTATAATTCCGTATTTCTTTATAGCACCAGATCAAAACGTTGCTGAGGTTTTAAATCAACTTGCAGTATCAACACAGACATCAATGTTTTTTGATGAATATAATAACTTTATTGTAATGAGTAAAGATTATTTAATGCCTTCAGAGTCTATGAGATCTACAGATTTACAACTTATTGGAAATAACAATCAATCAATTTCTGGCATTATTGAAAATCAAATAGGACCAACTATTCCAAATATTATTGCAATAAGCAGCCAAGATAAGCAAATATTTAATGATGGAAAAATAAACTATACAACAAGATATATTCAAAGGTCATATGGGTCAATTCGTCAAGCATCTATAATTGATAAAGAAAAAACGTGGATATATAAACCAGCATTATTGTGGGAAGTTTCTGGAACTAACTCAACAAAAACCATAAATGAATTAGCCTCAAAGCAAGGTAATTATGTTTTAGGGGCAATGCCATTAAACTCAGATTTGTCAAATTTTCCACCGACAGTTGCTAATGGGGTAGTAATTAATAATATTATAGATCTTGGAGAAAATATTTATTGGTTAACAAGATATCAAGGTTATTTTTATTCTAATGGTGAAATTATAAGATATGATGCAGCACAGTTTAACATTACAGGAACAGGAAACGTCTGGATATCTAGTAACCAAGAATATCAAAAGTATTTTGCATCCCTTCCGTTTAATGGAAAAATATATCCAACAGGTCTTATTCGTATTTTTTCTACCCCATATTATGAATCAGTTTCTGATATACCAAGATTACAGCCTGGTAATGTTTATGAACATGGTCGTGCACAATTTGGAACACAAATTACTTCGCACTTTGCTGGTATAAATTCTTATTGGTCAAACAACGATTACGTTCGTGGTTGCAATATGAGTTCTGAATACTTATTTACAACAGAAATTAATCCTACATTACCAGGAACAACGCTTGGTGCCGCTGGAATTAATAATGTGTTAGCAAAGCAAACTTCAAGAAATAGCATTATTAAAAATTCAATGGCTACAAATTATTTAACCGAAACAGAAATTAACAATTTAAAGTCAACTCAGTCAGGAACTATTCAATCATCTGCCTTGATTGTTAGTGGACCTTCTTTTAAAAGCACAGATGTTCCTATCAACTTTGTTTCTTATGTTTATAAAAATTTAGATAATGCTTATAAACATTTTGGAACAAGATTAAGAATTATTGGGAAAGTTGAAAACAGTGAAACACGAAGTCAAACACCAATTGGCAGCATGTCTTATTATCAAGTTGGTGGAATAAAACCAAATCAAAGCACAAGCATTGGTGGGGGCTCTGGCGGATTAGCGGTTATGTTAAATCCAGAAACAAACAATGGATATTATTTTGAAATAATTGCTTTAACTGAAAACAATATTGAGTCATATTTAAATTTAGATAAAAACAATCAATCAAATATATCAATTAACAACGTTGTATTTTATAAAATTAAAAAAGATCAATCTTCTGATAAAGCAATTCCTATAAAGTTATGGGGAGGATTAAGTAAAATATTAGTTGATGATGGAAGGTTTGCTGGTCAGTATAGAATGTCTGGTGAAGAAAGTTCAACAGTATATGATTTATCTGTAGAGTATTTGACTATAGGAAATACTAGAAGATTCTTCTTATATATTAATAATCAATTAATTAAAGTTGTTGATGATACAGATCCACTACCAATATATAATAATATGGCTTTATTTACTAGAGGCTCTTCAAGATGTATGTTTGAAAACATTTATGCTTTATCAGAAAACTATGCCGAAAACCCAAATTTTACTGTTGCAGATAATTTATCTACAGCATTAGGAAATAAAGAGGTTAGCGTTAATGAATCATTTAGAAGATATGCAATGAGCGGTATAGTTCAAGCAACGTACTTATCTGGAATAAGTTCACAACAACCACCCAAGTTTAATATGTATTTTGAAGAATTTGGATCTATCATGCGTGAGTGTGCATATTTTAATATTAAATATGATAGAGCATATCCTGCTTTGTATGCACAATTATCACCAACTTTTAATAGCATTAAAGGTTATACAACATCTGGATTTTATGCAAACTCATATGGAGCAGAATTTTTAATATTTAACTCAACAGATTCTGCAATAAACTTAGATGAAACTACTGGAAATTATTTAAGAATTCAAGGCATTACATTTACACAGGATACAACTCATGAATTATCCGTTGATGAATATTTTAAAAAACGTGGTAATTTATCTGACCCACCTTTTGCTGGCAGTTCACTTACCTATTCTCCATTAGTTGAAAAAAATAAATATGATGAAATTAAATTAAGTAGATTAATTTATGGTAAAAACGAATTTTCAATTAATACTCCATACATTCAAACACAGGATGATGCAGAGGCTTTAATGGGATGGGTTATTAACAAGGTTATGAGTCCTAAAAAATCGGTAGGTGTAAAAATATTTGCTACTCCAACCATACAATTAGGAGACATTGTAACTATAGACTACAAGGATTCTAATGGTTTGGACTTAGTTGCTTCAACAAATGATAGGTTTGTAGTATATAATATAGAGTATTCAAGAAATTCTAACGGTCCAGATATGACTATTTATTTAAACGAGGTATAAAATGTCACAAACCTTATCACCAACTCCAAATACTCCAATAATTTTAGGTCAAATGATATCATCATCTAATGTTAATTTAGTTAAAACTGCAACACCAGACATTATTCTTTTTGATGACCAATCATTATCAACAGAGTCAATGGCTGATTTAATATTTGAAAATATTGGTGGTCAAGAGTTAATTAACATATCAAGAAATGATACTATAAATGGTCAAGAAATATCTTATCAGCCAATTAAAAATGTTAAATTATTACAACAATCATATAACCCAAACAATATCCTTGGAATACAAAAAACTTCAGACAAGTATTTTTCTGGATTTCCAATTTTATTTGATCAAAAATTTCCAAACGAGGGTAGTGGTTTAAATGGACAAAACATTTATGTAGATGAACTGGGGAACCTAGTTATAGAGGCTATTGGTTTAAATAACGATGAGCAAATAGAAGTTCAACTTAGCACAAGTGGTACAATATATATAGTTCAACTTGATGGGAATGAATCGTGATAACCAAAGATGGAAAAAGTATTATTGGTAAATACCTGCTTGGTCAGGCTCCTGCCTATGCCTCATATTTTGCTCTTGGTTGTGGTCCAACCCCACTAGAAACTAGTGATACTGAAGAAGATTTTTCTCTAAAAAAGAATTTAGATTTTGAAATGTTTAGAGTACCAATTTCATCTAAAGGTTTTGTAAACGAAGGCGGTGTCGATAAAGTTGTACTTACCGCAGAATTACCAACAGAAGAAAGATACGAAATATCTGAAGTAGGTCTATACTCAGCAGGATCTAACCCATCTGCTGGTGTTTATGATAGTAAAACTATTTTTGCATTTACATCAACAGAAAATTGGCAATACAGCACATCAGTTTCTACATCAGCAATTAATTTGTATTCTTCTCCACTTGATGATCCAGAAGATGATAATGTTATTGCAATTGAAGATCCAGTATTTCAAACAAATGCAGACAACTCTATATTTTTTAAAACATCTCGTGCCTCAAGGTATGAACGTTGTAGGTTTTTAAATAATATTATTTGTGTTCAAGGTAATACATCAGACCTAACTATAAGTGAAGAAGTTGGACCTACACTTGATCACTTTGTAATTGAAGATGGATCTAATCATGTAAGATTAACTGGTGCAAGTGTAGATTTATCTAGAAACTCACCAAAAGATCAACTACGATTGGCATTTTCTTTAATAAATAAAAATGGTAGTTCGGGATTAATTCCAGACACTGTAAGAGTTCTTGTTGAGTTTTCATCTACTGATGGTAGCGAATATGCTCGTTTTGAAGCAGAAATAGATCATGGAACATCTGGAGATCCAAAAATTATTCAAAATTTTAACACAAATAGATATTTTGTAGTTTCAAAAGAATTACAAGATTTATATTCAACATCAAATTTTAGTTGGGATGCAGTTACTATTGTTAAAATTTATGCTTGTGTTATTGACTCAGATGCTCCATCTGAAGATTATTATGTTGTTTTAGATGCCCTCAGACTAGAAAATACTGAAACGGTTAATCCATTATACGGCTTAACTGGATATTCAATTGTTAAAAATGACACAGCAGAAACAATTATAAAGTCTCCTAATACTAGTAATTATGTTGAGTTTAGATTTTCTATAGGTGTTTCGTAATGGCTGACGCTGGAATTAAAAAATTAATTATTCCTAAAAATCAATTACCACCAGTTGGGGATAACAATGAATATCTTTTAAGATATAGGATTATCTCTGATGATAAAAATAGATCTTCGCATTACTCTCCAATTTTTTTAGTGCCAGCCCCAGAAATAGAAGAAGTTGAAGGTAATGTATTTGTTAATGGAACAAGTTCTACTGCAATATGGGGTGATGAAAATAATAGACCAAGATACGATATTTTTGTAAAATTTGATGGCGGTAGTTATTTCTATCATGGCACATCACCAATACATACATATGGATTTCTTAACACTGGAACAACAAATGTTAGGGTTGCCGTTCAGGTTGAAGGAATCAATAAACAAAGAAACGTTGATTTGACCATATTTGAGTCAAGCGTAGTTTCTTTGGTATAATTAAATAGGAGGAATATATGGCAAGAATACCTTTACCAGAACGTGGTCAACCACTAGATGTTACCTATATCTATGATTTGGCTCAAACAATTAATGACTTATCTACAGAAGTTTCTTCTGCAGCATATAATTTTACCAGTATAGACAATGGTCCATCTGTTAAAGAAACAACTAAAACTTCTAACGCTAGAATAGTTGGCGGGTATGTAGAGGTTTTAACTAACAGCACAGTTAGCGCTGGTAATGAAAGAGGATTCAGTTATTCTTTCCAAAACGATTTTAAGTTTCCACCTATCGTTACAGCCACAGCAAGAAACATAGGAAATACTGAGGCTGGTCAAAACGTAACAGTTGTATTACAAACAGTAACAACATCAAAGGTAGATGGGTTTGTAAGGTTTGGTGCATCTGGTAATTTATCTTTGGCTGTTAATTTAATTGCCGTTGGTATACCAAACTAAAAGATAATTAAATAATGATTTTTTGTAATAAATGTAATGGTCGTTTGTTTATTGATAGACAATATACAAGCATCCAACACATGGAGACATATTGTATTCGGTGTGGGTTAAGAAGATTTTATCACCCACCAACTGAAAGCGGAGAGGGCAGATGGTTACTGGCAAAGGAATTATCGAGAGCCAAACTTACAATAACGAGTCTGTAATAAAAGGAAGTAAAAAAATTTGGTTTCTTAATGGAGACCTTGTAAGACTTTATCATAGTTCAAGATCTACTGGGTTAGTATCTGTATATAATATTAACAAAGATAGGATTGAAACTTGTCTAAGAACTGATTTTAGAAAAAATAGAGAAAAGGCTTATACGGTTGCAGAGACTGCTAGATTAATTAATCGTCATAGAAAATATATGCCAACATTAATTAAAAAAGGTGTTATTCCGCCACCAATAGGATCTACCATTAATGGAAGAACTGGATGGCAAATAAGATCATACTATTCAGAAAGCGCAGTCAAGGTGATTCGTGATATACTGGCATCTATACATATGGGGCAACCAAGAAAAGACGGGCTAATAACAAATAATATGACGCCTACAAACCAAGAGTTGACACGGCGAATGGGAAAAGGTATACTTACATATACAAAGACAGATGACGGAAGGTATATTCCAATCTGGTCTGAAAACATTTAAAATAAAGAAAAGGTGGGGTATGGAAAACGATAATACAAAAGTATCAGTAACTCTAGGATATACACTTAATCTGGGCAATTTCCAGTCTTTAAGAATTGATTTAGGTGTTGTTGATTCTAAGCGTGATGGTGAAAACTCAGATCAGGCTTTTAATAGAGTTTATAAGTTTGTTGAAGACAAACTAACTGAAAAAATTCAAGAGGCACAATTAGAGGCTGACAGCAAAGACTAATGGCTGAACGCAAAGACCGCATGGCTTTGCTTAGTAGGTACAGCAAGTTACATACAGCAAAGTATGAGCAAAAGCCATCTTTAAATTTAAACGTAGAGCAATGGTCTGCTGATGCCTTAGTAGAGTCCTATGGTATTTCTGCTTGTTATGATTTGCTTGAGTATTATTTTAGTATTGCACAAGAACCAAATTGGAACTACTTTGCATATAATGCAGAAAAGATTATTAACGGTAAACTAGATTTTGAAAAAGATACATTAGAACGAATAGAGCGAAGAAAGTTAGCAA